TCCCGCCGTCAAACTCTTCATACCCGACCCCTCAATTCATGTAGCACAGCCGCCCTCGGCTGTGGTTTCACTCCCGCCTATGCCCTAGCTGCTCACATAAGCATCATCCGTCTGGATCAAAAACGAGAAAGCAAAGGACACCAGAAAAGGCCCCTCCTTGATCTCGCTCAAAGCCTCCGGCTGGTAGTAACCCTGCACCACCCGCGCCAACCCCTTCGAGGCGTCCCAGAACGCGAACGAGCACGCAGCAGTCCCACTCACAAGGGCAGTCTCCACGAAAGCCCGCAGCGCCTCGTAATCCGAGCCCCGCGCCTGGCCCATCTGCACCCGAAGCCACTCCTGATCGTCCTTCGATTTCTGCGGATACCCAATCCCGCCACGGCTCACCACAAGAGCGGTCCCCGGCTGATACGTATGCACAAAACCGCCACGCTCCGCGAGGCCCCACTCGAAGTAGGCATAGGACGTCGGGGACCACAACTTGCTCGAGGCCCCTGTGCTCGCCTGCGCGCCGTGCTCAGTCGTAATGCCGGCAGCGCTCGAGGTCAGGCACTTCCCAAGGTACTGGTTGTCCGCGTCGGCCGAGTCCGAAAGGAAGACGTGATCGCCCACCTCGATAGTGTTCGACCCATTCGAGAACGTGAATGACTTGTCCTCCGCCGTCACGGCCGCCGTGGTCGTCTTTGCATTCGTCTTATCGAGCGCCAGGATCGGCCGCTGCGCGCCGAGATTGTTTGCCATGGGATACCACCTTCCAGTTTCGTTTACCCCAAGGGTCAAGGATTCACGGCCTGCGCCCCAAAGTTCACCTGCCCCCGCCGAGTCGCCTCAAGCACCTGCCGAACCGCATGCCCAGCCTCCAAAGCATTCGGAGCCGTCACGTTCACCGTGACAGGCCCAGCGATCTGAGCGCTCGGAACCGAATTAGCGGAGAAACTGCTTGGCCCGCTAAAGTCGAACTCTTCTCTAAACCCACCACCCCCCCATACAGCGCCCCCACCGAACACGCCCTTCGCAAAGTCCCAAACATCGCCGTAGGTCGTGTTCCGAATCGCGTTTCCTAAATCGATAAAACGATCCGTCACCCTTCCAAGCCAAGCATGCAAACTAGGCAAATACGTTTCAACCTGCTCCGAAATCCAATCCTTGAAATGCCAAAGGATCCCTCCCGCAGCTACAAGAAGTAATAGAGGCGGATTCCAAGCCCAAAAAGCAGCCGAAACACCCCATAGCCAACTTGCAAGGTTGGTTGCCACGAGCGCACGAATGGCTATATTGAGGCCGGCAGCCATCTTCCATGCTCCGGAAAGCAACAAGATGAATGGAGAAAGTATCAGATTCAAGGCTGAAATTGCAAACCAGGCCTTCCCTAATCCTACAACCAGACCGCCCCACTTTTCCCAAAGTATCTGCACGTCTACGATTATCTCTTCAAGACCATCGATGAACGTTTCTTTCCACTTTACAAATCGCGCCTCGGACTGCACCCACTTGCCGTTGATCTTCTCGATACGGTCCTCGAAGACAAAATCGTACCAAACATCGAATTTGTCCCGCCATTCCTGGAACCGCGTCGCAGCGACATCCACCCACTTTTTCAGAGTGTCAGAATTCATGGCAACGAAAGTCTGAAACCCTTCCGCCATGTCAAGAAGCAGCCCAAGAACAACGTCCGTCGCCGGAGTCATCTCCATGCCTATTGTCGTAAAGGTCTGCGACATCGTCGCCGTAAACCGCCGCCAGATATTCGCGCCATCGTCCAACGTCCGAAGTAGATCTCCCTGGGCCAGTGTCGTCTGCTCCATGATAGCCTTATAGCGGAGGGCTACCTTTTCAGCCTGCGTCATCTGGGCGAAAGTCTTCCCGATACCCTCCGCGAGAGCTAAATGCTGCAAACTATTGACGTCGATCGCAACGCCCAGGCGCCTGAGTGGCTCGATCTCGCCCGCAATACCAGATTGCAGTTTTGCGAAAGCCTCCTCGGGTCGAAGGTTGAAAAACGAGGCCATGTCAAGCGACAACTCGGTCAGGCCCGTCGCCATCTCGAACGCCTTCTCTTTGCCTATGCCCATCGCCGAGAACATCACATTGAAGACGCCGACCGTCTTGCGAATCTCGAATTGATTTAGACCAAGAGTCTTAGATAATTGAACTGACCACTCCCGCGCCCGCTCCGCCATGGCGCCCATCGACACTTCGAATAGGTTCTCCGACTCAACCGCGTCGATCCCCATCTTCGCGATCTTGATCGTCACCGCGCCCACGGCCGCGCCGGCCACGGCGAACCCGGCGATGATCCTCTTGTTGATCGCCATCATGCCCGAAGATATATCCCTCCAACCCTTCGTGGCGACGCCATGCGCCTTCCCCATGTCCCGCTTCAGGCCCTTCCAGTCCGCGCCCAGATAGCCGACTGCGTCAAATAGTGAAATCGATTGCGCCATTTCAGAAATCCTTTCCAGGAATCCGCACCGCCGCCCCATCTTGGTAGCCAGCCGACTCTTCCCGGCTCATCGGCTGCGGCTTCTTCGCGCCCTTCCGGTTCTTCGGCATCTGCTCCTCGAGCCGCTGCATGTAAAGCGCAATCCGCTCATCGCTCCAAGTATTCAGATCGACATGGATATGCGACCTCTCCAACGCGATCAGGATCGAGACTATCGGCGTCCGCCGGATTTGTGCTTCCCGCCCGTCTTCTTGCCCGCCTTCTTGCGGGCGATCCCCAAAGGGCTAAGCACCTCCATAACCGCCTGCGCCGCGTCCAGCAGTTCTTCCTCTGTGGCAGTGTCCTCTATCTCTTCCCTGATCTCCTGCAATTCAGGTGAAGCAAGAAAGAGCAGATCAATCACGCCATCGATTTGATCCATGATCACCGCGTCGGCATGCTTCACGATGCTATCCGGATCCTCGCCGTCAATCTTCGAGACAGCCGCCATCTTCTTGCTATGTTCGCAGAAAGCCAGCCTCCATTGCCGATTAACAGCATACGATGGAACCGGGACTTCATAGTCCTTCCCAGCCAGCACAATCGAAATCGGTACCTGAAGCAGCTTCGCCTCATCCGTCCGGCTCCCATCGTCCGGAACGGCGCCACTCTTCGCCGACTCCCGCTTCGCCTTCTGCGCATCCTTTTGCGTCACCATACAAACCGTCTCCTTTTCAATCAGTAGCACAGCCGCCCTCGGCTGTGATCGTAGTTGTCTATGCTGAAAATGGGGGCCCAGGCAAAAAAGCCCAGGCCCCTACCACCCCGTGAATCTACGGCGCGATGTAGCGACCGATCTCGATCCAGACCGTCCCTGCCGCCGTGTATTGCACCCACACAATGTCTTCCAGCTGCGTCAGGGGCAGATCCGAACCCTCGAGCAATTCCAGCGTATCGCCAAGGTGTGTCAGCGTAATCGGCTCGGCCGTGTCCCATATCTTCAGCGCCAGCACTTCACCGTCGACGAGCGCCGTCCCATTGTCCGTGATCGTATCGACAACGTCCCCAGCCCCTGTCGTCTCGCTCTTCATGTACGTCAGACCAGGCACCCTGTCCAGATCGCCTGTGTCAATCGCAACGAACAAATCGCCGTCCGTCGTCCACTTGATAGTCGGATAAAGGCTCGTATGGCTCTCGGCATTCACCTCGAAAGGAATCTTCGATGCGGCCGTTTGCGTCAGAGCCGTTTCCAGGCCATTCCCGACCGAACAATAAGGGAAATCGACCGTCAGAGGCGCACCATCAAGCGTATTGCCGACGAATCGGAAACTGTACTGCGGCAAAAGGGCTGCGCCTGCGGTCGCATTGCCAACCGTCACCGTTGCCGTTGTCGTACTGCTCGACTGAGCCTTGCCCATGATGAACTCGATAATCTTCGGCGAAAATATCGGGGCACTGAAGGCAATCATCGCAGCCGTCAGGCGTCCTGTCGTCCGATAGGGCAATTCGTGCCCCTGCACTCGGATCGGCAGACGTTCCTGCGTCATAGTCAGATTGATCGGATCATCCTCGGCCACGTAGCACAAAAGCGTGCTCGCCACATTGCCGGCAACGCCCATATAGAGATTCCCGGCCGCCTGGATGGTCTGGCTTGTGTCTACTGCTTCAACCATTTTGTTTCACCTCCCTCGCTTCAGCGGCCGATCAAGTCCATGGCTCGCTGTGGATCTGGAAATAGGCGGTAGTGTAGGCGAAATGCCAGCGGGTGTCTCGCTCATCAGGGAACGGCCCCTGCAGCGATCCATCGCGCCGCGCATAATGGATTCGATAATCCACGCCATCAATGCTCACCGTCTCATTTTCCGTTATGCAAATCGTGTCCTGCAGCGCACGGGCAACCGCCATAGCAGCCTTCGGCGTCGTGGCCCAGCACTGGAAAGCAATCTCCACCCGCTCCACGGGGATCGCCGGCTCCATCGGCCCGGCGCTCGGTAGAGTCGAAAACGTCACAGCCGAATCACCCGCGAAATCAAAGTCGAACCCAGTAGGATCGGCAAAGGTCCGCGCCGCAATCAACTCATAGAGCGGAGTGCCCGAAGTCCGGAGGAATGCTTCAATGATCGCGAGAAAGTCGACTGTGCTCATCCGTTATTCACCTTTTCCATTACAATCCCGTGCTGCGGCCGGCAATAAAAGACCGTTGCCCAAAGAGTTGTGATTCCCGCTTCGAATCCGAAATTCGCTTGCTCCGCACAATCCGCGCCTGCTGCCGCTTGATCCGCGCATTCGTAGCCAACAAGATGGCCTCCTTCATGAACTTCGCGTTCGCCATCACCGCCGCAAGGCCCCGCTGCATGTACTGCGCGCCCCGGCGCCCCAGCGTCAAATGCCGGCTCCCTTTCGCGCCGCCCTTGCCCTTCGCCTTCGTCGTGAACCGCGCCCCGCGCGCGTTCGTCTCCAACGGCCCACCATATCCGCTCGATGTCGCAATTGCGACCCGCCCTTTCCGAGCATGTCGAGCCGGATCGTTGAAGGGCCCGCGCGCCATCTTCGGCTGCTTGCGGTACAGCACGCGCCGGTCGTCCGGGACAACAGCGATCGAGGCCGCATTGTGCCCCGTGTCGTACGGGCTCCGCTCCCCGGCCTCATTGCGCACACGCCGCGCAATCTCCTTCAGCGCGTCGAGAGAAGCCTGCTGCATCGCCTTCGCAATGTCATCACCGTACCAAGCAAAGGCGGAGCCGGGCGAAAGGATTGTGTCGGTCGTCACCATTACCTGAGCCTCCGAAACGGAAGAAACCGCGCGCGCGATCCATTCCAGATATCTTGAAACACCTTGTCCGATAGAGAGACTTGCGCGGCCGTGGTCGTATAGGACGAAGAAGCAATCTTCGACGCTTGGTAATAGTCCGAAACCAGCGCAGCCACGAGGCCATCGAGTTTCGAGTCATTCGCCGACCCGCTCACATCCTCGCCCCCGAAACGAGGCGACATGCCCAATGCCTGCGCCACATCCACGTTCCCGTCCATATCGAAAACTCCAAAATGCACGTTCGATGCCTCGCCCCAACTCGGCGATGTCACCGTGTAGTTTACCGATGTCGAATCGAAGTCCACCACCACACCTTCGAATAGCCACGCAAGGCGCGCGTCTGAAGGACTGATCGCCCGGATCTGCGTCTGCAACTCCGCAGCCGTCAAGGCGCCCGTCGTGCAGTTAGCCAACGTCAACTCGCCAGATTGCCACAGCGACCCATCCACAGAAATTTGAAACCCATTGTTCCCAAGCGCGCTTAAGTCCGTCGACGCGCCCGCGCGCCCGGAAGCAACGCCCGCCCACAGCGATGGATACTCCGCAAGCTCGCAGTAGGCCGCTACCTGCTTCTGAGCCAGATCGATCAACGTCTCGACGTATTCCCCGTCCGCTGTCTTGATGTACGGCAACTTTTGAAGAAGCGCCAAAATAGAACCCGCTGCAGCCGTAGGCGTCGGCGTGCCGTCGATGAGCCCCGAGAACCGCGTGACGATGCCCCCATACAGGAACTCGATCGCATACTCGTAAGTCAGGTCATAGGCCGGATCGTCGAATGAGTATTGATACGTGCCCGTGGCCACCTTGGCCATGGCCGTGCCATCGACGACCACCGCGTCGCCATCCGGGCAATCCGTCCTGCGAACTCCATAAGTGCCAGTGAGGTCCGAAAGCGTCGCGCTCGTCGCATCCGTGAGAACGCCGTCCACGTAGTAATATGCCGTAATCGTCGTCTGGCTCATCGTTGGTTAGTCCCTTCCACGCGCACCGTGCTATTGACGCCAGAGCCACCCTCAAGCGTCCCGGTATAGTCGCCATTGCCATACTCAACGCCGCTCTCCACGTCTTCCTCTGCCGGATAGTCCGGGTCCGTCCGGAAAAGTCCAAGGCTCGCCACCGCTACCGCATCCGCAACCACTTCTATCGCCATCGGAGGCCCCCTATCAGGTCTTCGTAATGCCGCCCGTCGCAACCGATCGAGTCACAACCGTCGCGCTATTCGCATCGTTCTTGTGCGCAATGCTCGACCCGGTGATATCCGAACTGTTCACGCCGACCGAAAGAATCCGCTTCAACGCATTTTCCAGATCGACCGAACCATCGATCGTACCGCCCAAGACGCCCGCAACAAAGGCCAAGATCGCCGTTGCATTCGGAGCGTCTACCAGATCCATCTTGGCGCCTTCCGCAGCAAACCCCGCCGCCGTCGCCCAGGCCGAATCGCCGTGCGTCTCGAGCGTATCCAGCAAAGCAGCAACCACGCCGGCAGCATCGGGCACGGTCTTGTTCGGAGCATACAAAGCCTGCAACGTGGCCAAAGTGACGCCGTCGACGCCAGTGATGAGATCCTGTTTCTCTGCCGTTGCGAACCCCGTAGCGGTCGCCCAAGTCCCATCGCCGCGATTCCGAAGCGCCTCGTTCGAATCGTCGGCTGTCACGAAGGTAGCCCCCGCCAAGTCCCGAAGATTCTTCGCTAGTGTCGCTCCCGTTCCCAGATTCTCTAGCGTACCGATTGCCGTCAGGATCGCCGCCAGGCTACTCCCCGCCGCCTCGACAGCCGTCTTGATCTCCGAAGCCGTAGGCGCCGTCCCCGCTGCGTCCGGAACCACCGTGTTCGCCGTCCCAGCCGCATCCGGAACCACCTTATTCGGCGCGTAGTTTGGTTGACTCGCCGCCAGCACCACCGCCGTCCCAGCCGCATCGGGCACGATTTTGTTCGGAGCATACAAAGCCTGCAACGTGGCCAAAGTGACGCCGTCCACCCCGGTAATCTTGTCCAAATCCAACTGGGCCGTGTCCAATTTCCCGTCGTGCGTAATGAGCGCGCCAGATGTGGCAAAGCCCGTCGCCGTGTTCCAAGCAGCATCCCCCTGATTGCGGATTGCTTCATGCGAATCAGTCCCAGTGACAAACGTCGCGCCGGCGGCATCCCTCATATTCTTTCCGAGAGTGGCGCCTGTCCCAAGGTTTTCGATGGTTCCAATCTTGTTATCGTGCGTCGTCAAGGCAGTAGCAAGCGCCGCACTATCCGTCCCGCGCATGTCCGAGTTCGCCGTGCAAGTCCCAATCGTAGAGTTCGCCTTCTCATACCCGGTCCCATCGTAATCTAGTTCGAGGTTGTCCATAGCCGCTTCGCTACCAGAAGCCTGAACCGCATTGCACTCTATAGGCGCCACCCCGCCGAAAAAGTTGTCGAGGTTCGTTGCGTCCATGATTAGAAAATCAGCCCAACAAGGCAAAACACCAGCCAGGTTAAAAGTCACGCGAAGGCTTCCAAGCGTATCCGTATGGCCCGCTGAAAGCGTGAGGCTATAGTAGCCGTTCGCCCTGTGAATCCAATAACCATCGCCGGCAGAGTTCGCCAACGTAACGTCCACCTTGGTATCCGCCCCTTTGATAACATCAACGTCAATCCCTGAGGCGTTGTATGCAATGCTTTCTTGAGGGGTCTTTCCGTCCGAATCGGACAAAAGAGGCCCGATGAGAACGGTAACTTGATTTGAAGGCTTCAGAAACATTTGCATGATCAATCTCTTCTCATCCTGTAGTAGTATTGAGCAATAGGAATAGAAAGGCCCGCCACCGCCCCCTCGCGGAGCTCGATCCCGATCGCAATGGGAGCCATATTGCTGGCCCCGCTCAGGAGAACGCCCACCGCCTCCACACCCGCCGCGCAAACCGCATCCGGCAAATCGAGCCGATAAAAGCCCGGCATGTTGGTGGCGTCGATCTCGACGAACCCGCCGTCCGAATGCGCCCCCGTCACCGTCTGCGTAGCCAGCGCGGCAGCCACGCGCGCCCCGCCATCGCGCGCATACGAGCACACAAGGCCGCTGGTATCGTGCGCCAAGCCCGCCAGACCGCTCCCGTCCGATTTGCTCGAATCCAGAACCCAAACGAAAACCGTGACATCCTGAGTCGATTTGTTTTTCAGCCTCATGCGTCCGCCAATTCAATGCCGACGACGACCGGCGCCATATTGCTCGCGCCCTTCAGGAGCAAAGCCGCCTCCTCCACGCCCGTGGCGCAAACCGCATCCGGCAAATCGAGCCGATAGAGCCCAGGCAAATTGGTGGCGTCCACCTCCACGAACCCGCCATCCGCGTGCGCTCCCGTGACCGTTTGCGTAGCCAACGAAACCGCAGCCGCCGACCCGCCCACGCGGACGTAATAGCAAGTGAGGCCGCTGGTATCGTGCGCCAAGCCCGCCAGACCGCTCCCGTCCGATTTGCTCGAATCCAGAACGAAAACATAGACAGTCACGTCCGCCGTAGCCTTCTCAATCCGTCTCATGCTCCAAGCCCTCCACTCATCCCAGGATGCACCAGCAAACCGCCTCCGCTCGCCTCCGGCTGAATCGCGCCCATGTACCCATACGTCGAGCCGCCCGCGCCAAACGCCCGCGCGATGCTCAGATTCGAGTTCTGCGGCGTCAAGTCTTCGCTCCCGTCGGTTTCAGTGACAAAGTTCGGGTCTTCGTAGACGATATTGTCGCCCTCCAGCGTCAGGTTGCTATGCCCGCTCGTGTTTCCGTATGAGCAAAGCCCATCAATCAGAAATGCAATTGCCTCCGGGCTTGTTTCAAAATTGATTCCGTAGCCACCATTGCCAGAAATAATGCAGTTGAGTATCTGGTTGCTCCCAGCCGAGGTTCCCTCACCGCCTGGGTCTCCAAGAAAAATACCGTCTCCGCCATTACCAAAAATCGTGGAGTCTTTGAGAAAGTAACCGGTATAGACGCGCGCTGTAACCGAATCGATATTGATCCCAGGCCCACCATTGTCATAGATCAAACAACCCACGATGTTTGTCAAAGTGTTCGCGAACTGAAGACCGGCGTTGGTATTGTCATGGATGCTGCAATCAATGAACCACGGGGCGTTATAGACTTTGTACCGGTTTCCTCCATACCCTATCGCATTGTCGTATAGTTCGCATCTTATGAACCTCCAACCAGTTGGTCCGTCTCCACCAGATGCGCAGTATCCTGCGGAAGCGCTGCCTCCGTGAATCTTACAATCAATGAAATAAATTTCCTGGTGCGAACTCGTACCGCCCAAAATGCACTCATCAGTCGCGCTCGTGAGGTCCAGATTCTCAAACCGCACATTGTCGATTGTGTTGATGTAGAAAAGGTTGTCCGAGGAAATGCTCGCCCCAGTAATGACTGGGCGAGTACCGTCATCCGCACCTACAGAAGAAGCGCCACGAAAATGAATCGGATTATGTGCAAGCCCGGAGTTCGTGTCGAAATCTATTGTAGAGGTCGGCGTGTGCGTCCCGTCCGCGCAGATCAGGACAACCGACCCAGCCGTCGTAACAGTATCCGCAGCAAACTGGATCGTCGCCCAGCCTTGCGCAAACGAAAGACCTGTGTTGCCATCGTTACCTCCGCTCGAACGCACGTAATAAGTCGCCATCGCCCCAATCCTCTCTCAATCCGTGGCATAGCCGCTCTCGGCCACGATCATGTGGAACAGCCGCCCTCGGCTGTGATCTCGCAGCACGAGCGCCCTCGCCCGTGGACTATTCCGTCTGCGACAAGTCCACCCGCACATCGAACCGAACCGTCACCGTCTCCGTCGTCACCGAAGCCTCGACAATCCGCAAACTCTCGATCGCCCCGGGCGCCGTCCGGTCCGCCGTCATCGCCCAAGCCAGCGCACTCGGCACCGACTCATTGCCGACCCGGTCGCTCGCCGTCACGAAAAAAGTAAAGGTCGTCGCCTCATCCATGCCCTTCAGATCACTCCACGGCTCCTGCAGCCAAGCGACGGCCGTAAATGTCGTTGCCAAGTCGGACCCCGCCGGCCGCAAGAGCCGAGTCGGCCCGACCGAGTCCATCTCAATCGTTACCGTAGTCGGCCCGAATGGCGCCAACCGCGCCCAGAACTCGCCCGAATCGCGATAAACCGTGTAATGCCCAAAGTCCTCGGCCTTACTCGCCTCCCAATCCAACCGAACCTGCGCATCGGCATCCGCGCCAAAGACAAGCCCGCACATGCAGACCAACCAACCAACGAGAATGCCGGCCAGAACCCCCGTGGCTTCATTCAAGAGACTTTTTCGCATAATCCATCCCCTCGTGCCTGTTGCACGTGAAACACCCTTAGAAACGATTTCTCGCCTCTACTCCTTGGCAAACTCAGCCCAAACCGCATCAATGCCCTGTTCTTCGAGCCAACTCCGCAGCATCGCCTTCGTATCCCCGCGCCGGCGCGCCTTCGGCCACAACTCAGACATGGCAGCGGCAATCGGATCGGACGGGTCTTCCACGGGTGCCGCCTCCGGGTCTTCGGCCTCATCCGGACCCGGCTCCTGCTTCGGCACCGGCTCGCCATCAGTCGGATCATGCTCAACCGGCTCTGCCACCGCCGGCGCGCGCGCCGCGTCGATCCGCTCGAAATGCTTCGACACCTTCTCAGCAAAAATCTCGGTACACTCCATCTGCTGACCGGGCCGATAAACGATGCCCTCCATGATCGTATGCTTCACACACCTAAAAATAGCCATTTTGCTTCTCCTCTTTCAGGTTTTGCAAGACGGCGGGGGATTGCGCCCCCGCCGCCAAGCCTAGTTCTGGCCGCTGCAGAATTTCGCCCAGTCGTCGCCGTCCGCGCTCAAACATCGCAAGCCGAGAACGTCGTTCTGCGCTTCAGTTACGACAAAGTTCGCGCCGATGCTCATGGACGTACCATCGTCAAACTGGATCGTATTGCTCCCGCCCCCGGCGCAGATGTAGATCACCTGGTTTAGCGTGCCGCCAGTCGGATAGACTCCAGTCAGGTTCGCGTCTGAGTTCAGCGTGAACCAACTATCCGCCGACACGTCGAAAGTCACCGTCGGGCTCGTCAGACTTGCCGCCGTAGGCGTGTGCACCTCCACGACGCCGCTCCCAGTCAGGGCGCCCGTAAGCGCTACCGCGCCGGACTGCGCCAGCGTTCCCGAATTAGTCACGGCACCATCCGTGATCGTGAAGAAATCGCCCGAAGTCCTGCCTCGAACCGTCCAAGTGTTTCCATCGCCGATCACATTGATCGCCCCGGCGAAAGCAATTGCGCAAATAGCCATTACGGCCATTGCTATTCCGGTCGTTTTGAATCTCATGTCTTGCCCCTTCCTAATCGAGGTGGGGAACGCCAAGCGCCCCCCTATCCCCCTAAGCCGTCTGCGGAATCGTCGTGATATAGGCGTTGATCGCGCCAGCCGTCATATCTGCGCTTGCGATCGTGTAGACCAGTTTCACAAATTGCAGATGCTCCGCCGGAAGCGGAATCACGAGCAGTTTGAAACCCTTCACCAGGGTCGCCAGAACGTGCACCTGGCCGCCGGCCAGCGTCGTGTAGGTGCCGCCCACCGTAGCAGAGTCCTGTAGCTCGCAAGCCAGCGTCGCGGCCCCGCCCGACTCGAACAGAGTACTGACCTCGGCAACCACCCATTTCGACGTCCCGGCGCCAAGGTTCGCATCGGCGATGTTCATGTTAAGCACGTTATCCGAGTCGTGCGCCGCCTGCGTAGTCTCCGCCTGCGCATCGCTAAACTCGGTAGTTGCGTCTAGAATCGTCATCGTTCTTCCCTCACTTTCGTCTTTTCTTCTGTTTCTATCGAACATACCAGCCACTCGGCTGCCTACGTAATCGCCGTCTCGGTATCGACAATGGAATCGACCTGGCGAACCGGAATGCCCTTGAAGAAGGTAACCTCGCGCCCGCCATATTCGGCGATCGTATAGGAGACGTTCGACTTGTCCTTTGCCGCGATGTCCAACTGCGTCTTGATCGTGGCATTGCACAGGATGGCGGGATTGCCGTTGATCCCACTCATGCGATTGATGGCCGCGATAAGCAGATCCTCGCTGAAGATGTTCGCCGTCCCGGTCGTTTCCATGTTGGCGATGCGCTGGATCGCGCGATCGTCCGCCACGGCGAGACCAACCTTCATCTTGAAGTGCGTCACCCAGGCCATGAATGTCCCCGTCGTACCGGCGACGCGATTCAGGCCCTGGTCTTGAGCCGATAGGCCTGCTTGCGACCCCTTCGGATAGATGAAGTAAGCACCGCGCGGTCCCCACTTGATCACCCATAGCGATGTAGTATCTTCCCCGGTTCCACTTGCGCCGAAGGTGTTCGCGTTCGCAAGTGCATTCGTCCTGGGCGCGAGACCCTTGAACTGCTCCGGCGTTCCAGCCGTATCGCCATAAATCAGCGTATCGGCCAAAGTCTGGCCGAGCCCTTCGATAAATGCCATGTCCTCGAGCGCGCGATATGCCCTCTTGTCCCCCGCGAGTTCGACAAGCGCCTCATCAATCTGTGAGAAAGCCTCGAGCATGCCGATCGTTTCGGTGATCTGCCGCGTTTCCGAGCTCTCAGCCGCTATGCCATCGTTGATCTTGCGAAATCCGCCAGTAGGAAGGCTCGTGCGGCGGTTCAGAGTGTGGCCGCCTATTGCATTCGCCTCCAGAAAAACAGCGTCGGCCAGAAACTGGTTTACCTCGTTCAGCACCTCGGCCACAGGCATGACTTTCCCATTCCAAAGCCGATTAGCCAATTCAATGAGCGAGAGTTGCCCGCTCTGCGGTGTTAGAGTTGTCATTTCTTCTTACCTCCGTAGATGATTTCGGGCGGCCTAATTATCCCATGTCCCCATACATATCCTGCAGATCCTTGCCGCCCTTCGGTGGGACGCCATCGCCCTTCGGCGGCGGGTCCGTTTTCAGGCGCTCGCTCACGCGCGCCTCTACTTGTGCCTCGATCAAGGTGTTTAGGCTGTCCGCCGCTGCCGTGCGACCGTCCAGGCTCATCAGGTCGGCGTCGAACACCGGCCCGACATCGGCGAGCCCCTTCTCGGCCAGCATCGCCTGCGTGTCCGCGCGCAGCTCACTCGCGGCGTTGGAAGCCCTCAGCGTTCTCAGTTCCGATTCCCTGCGCTCCGCGATCTCCTGGTACTTGTTCTCCGCGCGGAGTTGCTCTTCCTCGGCCTTCTTGCGTTCCGCCTCGAGCGCTTCCTTTTGTTCCTTGGCCGCCGCTTCCTTGATCGTCTTGTTCGACTGCTGTACCCGCCGATCCCCCTCCTGTTGGAGTTTGAGCGCGAGCTCTGCCTGCGTGAGCGTCACCGTTTCATCCGTCACCGTTTCGTCAGTCCGTTCCGTTCCGTCCTGGCCTTCAGGTTCCGTCGTTTGTTCCGCCATGATTCCCATTTCCTTTCGTGGTATTGCTTCGAACCATATCCTCAATCCTGTCGAGTTGATCGAATATGCGGTCTTGCCCCTTCTCGAGGCTTTGAATGTCTGCGTCTTGTGTTGCGTCCTTGGCCCGCTGCGAGAGCGCGAATCCAAACGTCCCTCCGCCTATAACGAGGATGATAGTGACGGCCATGCTTGCAACCGCAATCGCTATAGTCAGCCGCCCGCGACGGCACTTCGCCTGTATCGCGTCGCATTCGCCCGCTTTGCGTGTGTCTGAACTCGCAGCCATAGATTCCCCTCGTATCATCGACTATCCAGGCCCAAGGACCCCTTCGCTTCGCAGTGTCTCAATAAACTGCGCATCCGTCATCCCGCGCGTGTTCAGGTGGCAACGGCAACGAGGGTGCGACGTAGGCCCCTGGTGCCCGCTCACAAATGCTCGATCGATCGGGATCCACCCCTGCGCCTGGTTCGTGTTGCAGATATTGGACACGCGGTCGTCTCCGACCGTCGCCCAGGCCTTCTCGTTGGCGCCATACCGCTCGTCCTGCACCAGTCCGCCCGCCGTGACCGCGTCGCGCATCTCGGTTCGGGCAATCGTCTCGCCCCGCCGGCGCAGCAACCTTCGGGAATATGCGGTCGTCATGCTCTCCACCTGCTTGGGCGAATATCCGCCCGCCACCAAATCAAGCGAGAAAGTCCGCACCCGACCGACATCCTGCGCCGTCAATCCAGAATTCCTAATCATATCGGCGCCAAGGCCCTGGAGAAGCGGCCGGATAGCGCGCCCCGTCCCCGCGACACCCCGCTGCTCCCATATCCCTTGAGCGATCACCTGCGCGATGCCGCGCCGCGTCGCCTCACTCACCTGAGCCACACGCTTCGCCGATTCCCTCGCAGCCCACTCGCGCGTGAAGGCGTCGACTGGGAAGGCCTGCCTTTCGAGCGGGATCCCGAACTGCCTAGCCGCATCAAGCAACGTCACGTTGCGCGCAGCCGTCCCGGCAACCTCGAAGCGATCCTGGTAGAGGGCATACATCTCCGCAGGCCCCTGCTCGCCGATCTCATTCGTCACGAGCAAGTAAGCCGCCTCCACCAGTTCGTCAGGCACCGGCTCCAACGCCGGCGCTTTGGCTTTGGCCATTGCTTACGCCCTCACCTGCTTCTTAGGTCTTACGAGTTTGATTGGATCGAGCAAGTCTTGAGGCGGCTGACATTTGCACATCCAACCGCCCGACCACCCGCTACCATCCTCGCATTCTACAAACGTCTTGACTAAAACCTCGCCACAATCCGGGCATTTCATCGCGAAACCAATCCTTTCTCACGCATCAACTCCAGCAAATCCTCAACGATCCGGGCCAGAATGTCCGGAGTCACGCGGATGCCTTCAACGGCCAGAATCGCCGCCACCTGGTCCGCCATGCCTTCCTCAGATATCTCGATCACGCCTTCCATATCGCCGCCCACCGCCGCTAAGGTCGCGGCCTGGATGCCAGGGGAAAGGAACCCGGCCGGCTGTTCTGCGTTCAGCGCTTCAGCGGTCCCGGCTCCCGGCTGTCCAGCCACGGCCTGATCTTTCTCGACCTGCTCCGCTTCCTCGGTCTCCTTGTTCGAGATGGCCTGCTCGGGATTCTCGATTGACGGAACCAGGCGCGCCCGGTCCAGACGACTTAGCAAAGATTCCAAGAAGCCGATCGACTTCCATATCTCCGTCTCGTTCGCAGGAAGCGATATGTTGAGCTTAACCTCAAAGTCCTTCAGAGCCGGTTCTTTCCTGAACTCCCAGATCGTATTCAGGAGCACGATCCGCTCCTTGACCGAAAGTTCAACGAACTTCGCAAATCCCTGCGCAGCCTCCACCATCGCCTGGAACTTGAGCTTCAGCGCGATCCCGCTCGTCGCACCCGTAGAGCCGACCATCTCGCTTAGGTCCGGCGCCCGGCCTGTGTCGTGGATGTCCTGCCGCAGCTGCTTCTCCGTAAAGGCAGGCTTCTCCGTCGAGAGCCCTTTGGTAATAAACTCGGCACTCGAATCCTTGTCAGGGAAGACAAGAGCGCCCAGACGCCTCATCTTCTGGAAGGCTGACTCGCCACCCTCAGGATCCTTCTTTGTCAACTGATCGGCGTTCAAGCCATAGAGCGCCAACATCGAATCAATATCGGCCTCGTTGTCGTCCAGTAGCAGCGACAGCGTCGTGTTGTAGGCATCTTGCAAGCCGATGAAAGCCGGGCTCACAAAGGCCAGGTAGCCCTGCGTGACGAAGAATCTCACAACCGGCACGCGGCCATAGAAATGCTGGTTGGCCTCTACCTCAACCTTGAATTGCACCTGCGAATATTGCGAACCAGACGCGCTCGATCGATAGACCGTCAGCGTATCGGTATTGTAGACGTACCAGAGCACGACACCCTCAACCAGGTACTCGCCCTTGTAGATCGTGCCAGAAGCCAACTCGAGCCGACGCACCGCCACCTGAATAGCACCCTCCGAGTCGAAAGCGAAGACCCACTCCAGCGGCGAGTAGCTCGTAATCTTCGGCTTCTGCCCATCGTACGAATGCAGCTCGACGCCGTACCCAGCGATCAGTGCCGCCCGGAACAACTCCATGTCCACCGAGTCCAGATCGCTCGTCTTGTGCACCCCGATGTATTGCTCCAGCGCCGTCTCCTGATCGGCCTCCGCGTCATTCGGAATGCCTACATCGATTGCCTTGCCCAGGTTGAAACCGACCTGCCGATCGACCAGGAGCGAGACCCAATTCATTACGGTTTTGCTGTACGGGCGCCCATCTTTGCGCTCGCCGGTCTTCTGGAGGATCGCCTGCTTGCCCTCGTAGTACTCCAGCGCTGTCTGCCGCACCGCGCGCGCGTCAGCGTCGCCATCCCAAAGAGCCGCAATCTGTTCGGTACTCAACTCAATCGCCATACTCGCCTCCATGTCCCCTGCGCTCTACAACAAGCGCCCTTCGCCATCCAAGTTTGGAGTCGTCGTCTTCGATTCGCCCGTTTCGTCACCGCCAGAGACAACCAACGTCGGGCCGAGTGTGGCTTCGGCTCTACCAACACTAATCTTGCCAGGCTGGCTATCAAGGGGATTCTTGTAGGGATTCTTCACCCAGTCCCAAAGATCGGTGCAGTAGTCAAGCCTTAGGTTGTTCCACGTCCTTCGGATCTCATCGCGAAGATCGTCTGTTGCGATATCACAATCTTTGCCTGGAGACATCTTTGCAAGACGCGCAAACTTGGTTACGATGCTCTGTAGGCTGTCGATCAGATCGGCCTTCTCAATCTCAATCTGAAGAGATCGCTGTTCCTCTTTGAGCCGTCGCGCCCCTTCCGCGCCCACGCCGCCCGAACACCGAAAGTTTGGAAGAGATTCATCGATGGCGACGCTATCATCCAGCCTATCAATAGTAGACAATCCATAACAATTCAGAAAGTGCTCAACTGTTTCGGTGTATTGCATGCCAACACCGCTCCAAGCGCTCTTGATATGGCCTGCCGCCGCCTTATACAACTCCACCTGGCGACTGCACTTCCTTTGTGCCCACGCTTGCGTGAAGCATTCTGCAATGCCAGCCATGTAGCCCAGCAGTTCCTCCTTTTCCAAAGAGCCGATCATTTCACCCTTAATCATAGTCATTTTCTCCTGTTCTCCTATTTTTGATGCAACCTAAATACCAAGACTCCGCCTGTCGATCGACGTCACCCGCCCGCGCTGCAAATGCGTAAAGAGCGCGTACCGAAGCGCATCCATCGCATGGTCATGCACCTTCGCCGGCTCATCGAGCACGTTCCCGGCCCGGTCCTCGCGCCATTTGTACGTCTGGTTCTCGGCAACGATGTTCGTCGCCCCCTCAAGAATCGAAATATCCAATGCCTGGCAGAAAGCAATCCCCGCCGCAACCGAACCCTGACTCTTGCGCGCCGGCCGCACGTCCCAGCCCGCACGCCGAATCTCCTCTATCCGGTCCGGCTCCGCAGTGTCCGCATAGATCGTCTCGCGCTTGAGCACCCCGGCGCCCTCGAACCGGCCTATCAAGTCGGCAGTAGTCAGCCCGCTCGAATAGACACCCTCCTCGAGGAAAACGCACTGATCCTTGAGCCCACAGCGCACCAGCACGGACGGGTTGTTGAACCCGAAATCCAGCCCCCAGATAACCTCGTCGAACGCCCCAGGCCACTCGCTCACAGCCAGAACCGGCCAAGTCCGATAGATCACGCCCCTCAGCACGCCCCACTCGCCCAGCGTATAGACGCGATACCAGTGCTCGTCCCGATCCCGCAGTGCATGCAACTGCCTGATATACTCGGCATCCAAAAAGACATTGTCCGCCCAAGTCGTCTTGACTATCACGGCGTCCGGATCGACCGAGTCGAAGAACCGCGCCTTGAGCCAGTGCAGCGACGATATCGGATTGAAGGTCAGGATGTGCTGCTTGTAGTTCGCCGACTGCCCACGCAGGCGCAGGTCGCACTGCTGCAGGTCGCTACGCGTCAGCTCGGTCGGCTCCTCATGCCAGAACCCCGTCACGCCCGCGATAGACTTTATTTTCTCGGGATCGTCCAGCCCAATGCACAGAATTTCGTTGCCGGTCCCCGTGTGAGTGATGCGCATCTCGGTGCGGTGCACCACAAACTGATCGGCAACGGCCCAGTCGGCCATCACGGAGAGCAGCAGCGCAAAGACCGATTCCCGCAGCGTCTTCGCCACTTTACGAGTCACGATGAATTTATGCTTGCGCTCGCCCATCACTCGTCCAAGAACCTTCTGCGCCGCAAAGACGCTTTTCCCACTCCCCGCCCCGCCATAAAGCACCAGCCACCGGCTTTCCGTCTTCAGATGGCGAAAATAGGCCGTATTGATATCAGCCACGAATTTTCGCTCAGTCTCCGCCGCCACCATGGGCCACCTCTCGCATGATCAATGTGACCGGGCCACCTTCGGCGCCTGTGATCTCCTGCCTATCCCGCCAAACCCCTGGCCTTCGGTTCTTCAACCAGAAAATGCAAGCGGTTGTATCTGGCGAAACCTGCTTCTTCGTCTTCTCGACCTTCTCCGCCTTGACGCCGCCGTGGCCATCCGATCGGCCGATCACCTTGGTATCCTCGACCTCAAAGCCCAGCGCCCGCTTCAGAAGCGCATTCTCCACCGAATCGTCCACGGGGCTCTTGCCAGCGTTTAAGGCCTGCACGAACGCCGGATAGCGCTTTTTCCAGTTGTAGATCACCCGCTCCGAGAGCCCGAGCAGGTCCGCAATCTCTACATCCGTCCGCCCCTCCCGAGCCAAAGCCTTCGCTAGCTTCGGAGTCCGCTCAGGATCGTATCGAGTCGGACGCGCCATCATGCACGCTCCCCGGCAACCTCGGCAAACGTCTGCCCAGTAGCCTCAAGCGTAGCCTCAAGGCCCGCGAAGGCCTGCCACCGCCCCACGATCACGTCGACGTACTTCGGAGCCAGTTCCAGCCCCACGCAACGGCGCCCCAGCCCCTCGGCGGCAATCAGCGACGTGCCAGATCCAAGGAAAGGATCATAGACCGAGTCCCCCTGCTTACCATGGTTCCGGATCGGACGCGCCATGCACTCAACCGGCTTCTGCGTCGAATGCTCCGTATGGTCCTCAATCTTGTTCGATATCTCCCACAGCGTCGACTGCGAGCGATCCCCCGCCCACTGCGCCGTCTGCCCCTTCCGAACCGCGTACCAGCAAGGCTCATGCTGCCAATGGTAATGCCCTCGGCTGATCGCAAATCTTGGCTTTGCCCAAACGATCTGCCTGCGGATCACAAATCCAGCGCCCTGCAAATCGGTTGCAACTTCGACCGCTTTTCTGTCGGCGTGCCAGACATAAGCCACAGCCCCAGGAAAGAGGGCATAAGCCTCCATCCAGTCCGCCTGGTCGTCATTCTCCACTTCGCCTGTGCTTCTCTTCGCGTGCCCTATATGTTCGGCCGCCTCGTCGCGCCACTTCGGATCATAATCCACCCCATACGGCGGATCGGTCACCATCAGAAAAGGCGTTTCCTGGCCCAGCGCGCGCGCGACAGCCGCCTCGCTCGTCGAGTCGCCGCACAGTACCCGATGCCCACCGCAAAGCCACAGGTCGCCCAATCT